AAGAATAGAGTGCGCCCGATCCTCCGGCCATGGCTTTACCACCATACAATGCCATTGTATCATAAACGTGGTTATTAACAATTAACGGAATATTTGCTTGGCCCAATTTAAGAGTAAGCATTCTAAAGGCTCCCTTAACAAGAGCGGCCTTTGTCATATCTCGGGTATCTTTTTCAGCTAGAGTGTCGCTGATTTCTTTGTTTGTAGATAGATTCCCTAAAGAATCAAGAACCATAATGCAAGGATTTCGCTCACTCTCCGGTGTTTTGGTGTAAATATCCACCGCTTTAAGAGCTTTCTGTCTGAATTCCTCAATAGTAACCAAACGAATAATAGCAATTCTGTTTACATCAAGATTTCTCTCAACTAACATTTTTTTGGTTATCGCATGTTCTGTATCAAAATAGAGGCAGATTCCTTTGGGGTTTTTGTCTAAGAAATTTCTAACGACAGAAAGTGCGATGAATGTTTTGCCCGAAGCTTGGGGTGCTCCTAACATACTAATTTTATTCTGAGATATTCCACCAAAAATGGAACCAGAAATTAAAGCATTGAGAACATAAGATCCAGTATCAACAAAGGTTTCATTTTCAGTAATATCCGCTGCCACAGCCGCATACTCGGCTCCAAAATCTTTTACTACGCTTTTAAGAAAGTCCATAAGTTTATGTAAATAATTCGTCTAAGGTATAAGTTTTTTCTGTTCGCCATCCAATAACATCCAGAATTTTTGTTAATGGTTGTAAAAAAGATAATTCAAATTGCTTTTGATAATCAACAAATTTTACGAGTCCTAATTCAGTTGGAAATCTTTGAACAAAACCAACAACATCCTCTTTTAATGGATTTGGTTCCTTCAAATAACAATACTTAAGATTCTCCCCATTTTTTATGATTGGATATTTGTTTAGAAGATTCTTATCCGTTATTTGTTTATTATAAAGAATCGCTGCTCTCGCTTGAATTGGGGTGCGTTTGATGTATGTAGTGGTTGGACTCTTCCATTTATCAACATCACTAACCCGTCGTGGAAAAGAAATATCTTCTGGTGGTAAAGCGAAGAATTCTTCTTTAAATTCTTTGACAAACTTAATAAGATCCTCCTCTTCTTTGTTCATAATAATCTTGAATGCCTCTTTCACTCGGTTTCTACAAATTGCAGGGACAGAGGTTTTAACAGCCTCAATACCGCTAATTTTAATTTTTGGTTCTGAGTATCGTACACCCTCATTATCCCATACGTTAAGAATGTAATTTTTCTTGGCTTTCCATAATCCAGAAGAGCAGATTTTCTCTCTCTTCATATGAAGATGGTTTTCAAAGGCATTTGTTCTTTGAGTAAAGCTAATAAAAATATCGTCAATAACACCTTGAATTTGATTATCACAGATTGAACAGAGAAAATTGATAACTTCCGTCTCCGTTGGTTCCTTATCTTTGAATATCTTATTAACGATTGGTTCTAGATGTAAAAAATTTGAATCCGTGTCGACGGCCTGGACATAATCCTGTGAATCACCAACAAGTCTTTGTAAATAAGCATTCAGATTCTTTTCCACTGTTTTAATGACAGCCTGACCAGAATAAGTAATTGCCTCAGCGTTGCGAATATCGTAAAATCTAAAAGCGTTATTACCCAAGCTTCCATAAGCTGAGTTTAAGCATTGTTTTTTAGATTCTTGGAGAATTCTATAAGTAGCAACAAGCTCTTCTAGTTCAGTTGTCGGATTTTGCTCATACTCTTTTTGGAACTCCAACATTTTTTTCTTGTAAATGATTCGCTCATTGAACATTTCTTCCATAATTCTAGGAAGAAATCCTTGTTGGTTCTTATAATACATTGAACCGTTGGCACAAATGGTATAGTTTTTATGCTCTGGTTTTACTTCAAAAGTATCATCCACAATGTTATCAACCGAAACGTAAGAGTTCGGTGTTTGAACAAGAGTTTCTGGACTGATGTTAAAGGTTCTAATAAGAGACGGATACAGGGACGAGATATCAAAAGATACAATCCATTTAAACTTACCTGGACAAGGTTCTTTTACATAAGCACCTGAGTATTTCTCATTCTTTTCTTGTGGCGAGGATTTTACCGGAATGATAATATTCTTCGCTAGAAGATGATTATAAATGATCGCATCCCACATTCTTCCTTGTGAAAGAGTGTCTTCTGGATTCACTTTAGAGTCCATAGCTAGGGTTACGGATAACTGGATGAGTCGTAGCTTCTTCTCCAGTTTATCAATAAGAACAGTATCAACAATGTTATATTCTACAAACAGATTCCAGTTTTTGGTATAGAAGTCTGCAAAGGTATCATATTCCTCGTGGTCTAATTTTGATTCATTAAGAACCTCTTTTGCTACAGTGTCAAGCTTGTTGTTCTCAACACCAATGCCGGCGTACTTTTTGAAGAAAGGGAGGTAGTCAATCGTGTTAACACCATAGATTTCAAAAGCTTCTTGGGTTTTATCAGTTCTACGGTCTATAATCTCTTTACTTCTTATGTACTTCCAAGGAGAAAGCATTTTTGCTGCATTTTCACCAAGAGTTTTTTGAATTCGTTTTACAAGATATGGTATATCAAAGGTTTCAATGTTCCAACCTGAGACGATTTCAGGGTAAGATTTTTCCCAGAATATCAGAAACTTTGTTAATAATTCCGCCTCGTTCTTACATTCAATATAAGTATTATTTTCTAATCTTTTATTGAAAGGTCTTGAACCAAAAGTAACCGTTTGTTTTGTTTTATAATCCATCAAAGTGATAAGAAGAATCTGCTCTCTAGCAGACTCAACGTCAACACCTCCAAACTCTGATGTAGTCTCAATATCAAGATAATAAGTTTTGATAGAATTCATATCAAACTCTATCTTATCTGGAAACTCATCAGCAATATATTGATAAATTGGATTTTCATTACCGAAGACCTTGAACCCATGAACATCCTTATATTGTTCTAAAAACTTTCTATTATCACTGATCGTTGGTTGTTTTACTGGTCGTAAATATTCACCATCAAGACTTTTGAATTTAGTGGGTTCTTTAGATAAAAGATAAAGAGTTGGTTGATACTCTACAATATCACTATATGGAACTCCGTCATAACAACCTCTAACAAAAAGTTTATTACCCAGTCTTTTTACGCTTGTGTACCATTTTTTCATTATAAAACTTACTTAATAGCTGTTTCGTATAGACTTATCAGTAAAGATGTTGGATCAATGCTTACGAGTATTTTATCAGAATGAATCAAAAAATCGTTATCATTGGTAAACTGAATTAGCCATGGTTTTAAAACATATTGATCTTCGGAGAATCTATTATGAGTATTTTCCACCAAAAGTGCTGTAGTATTACCACCATTATATTCTAAAACAAAAGGCTCTACTAAGCGTAAATCTGGATCTCCAATATCCCCAGAGATTCGTTCAAACTGACTGATAATCTTCTTACCGTCAGGAAAGACGAAAATACTAATTTCAAGTTTTTTCATTAAAAGACTCCTCATATAATTTTAACAATTCTTTCGTTGGATCAACAGCCGTGATCATTGCGTCGGGAAAAACTTCTATTCTTGTATCTTTTGTAAATTGAGGCCATGTTAATAGACTCACTTTAATCTGAATCTGGGTATTATTTTCTCCCCAATCCGAATCAGATCCAGCAATAATTTGCTTTGGATTATTAAAGATATATCCTATAACCTTACGATCTTCATCTCTCCCTTCTAAGAGTTCGGTTATAACATACTCTCCCGTTTTTAAATAAACTAATTTCGTTGACATGCTAGAGAAGGTTCCTCAGATCAAACACACTCTAACACACAACTCTTAATTTGTCAAGCCTGTTTTGATTCTACAAAACTATATTCAAATTGTTGTAAGGTTGTATAATTGTTTCCGATTATAAAAAAGTCAGCTTTCTGTTATTTAGCAGAAAGCTTAATGACTTAGGATTGTCCAGAGACGACGATAATTGGGAGTAGCCCCGCGATTATTTATGGTCTAATCGCCACCAGAACTGGAAAAAGATCTTTAAACGTTTTCATTGCCAGGATCTTTCTGGGTCTTATTACCAATGGTATATTTTGCTTCTAAGCGATAAACACCTTCAACTTTCTCTTTAAAGCTGACTACTTTGATCTTGTTAAGAGGGCAATAACCATACTTCTCTAATACTTCGGGATTAAGAATCACCAGAAGACCCCACTGCTCTAGGAGTCTAGCAGTAGTGGACCGACGCTGCATATCGTCTAGTGTGATTGTAGTCTGTTTACCATCTAGACCGAAAAGCTCTTTGAAATGGCAAATCCGATAAGGAGAAAGAGTTCCTCTACGACTATGCAGAATATGACAAGACTGATAAAGAACGTTAGTATGTCGGGAAAGAAGGCCGATTCTTGAGATTGTTTCCCGAATCTTTAAGAAGTCGTCTGGCTCTTTTAATGAAACATAAAGTGGTTCAATTTCATCAAAGGGAATGTAATTTTGATCAAGGTTACTCATAGTTAATTAATCCTAAAGTGTAATAATAAACATAATGTATTTAGAGTTTGCCACCCTTAAATAGCTGGCGTTTGATATCTTGTATCTGTTCGGTTTCTAATACGGTCAAATACTCTTTTGCTTTTTCTGTGCTAATATTAAAGTATTCTTTAATAAATTCTACGTTAGTGTCTTTTGTTTTTTTAAGATATGGATTGAATCGTTTTTTTCTTGGAACTGCATGTAGTAGAAACTTGTATTGCATAATGGGTTGCATCATGTAGCGTTTATTCAGCTCATTAACAAGCAGAACTAAACTTCTATCAGCCCCCAGAATTTTGTTTATGATATAATGAGGATAATCAGAAATATGTTCAGATAAATCCTCTTTGGTAAACGTAATAGAATTAATCCAATCTTTTAATTCTACAGCCATTGACACTCTGCCATCAACTTTGTAAAACCTGCCATAAGATCTATCTCATTATCTCCGGCGGTTGTGCTCATGTGATCATAGAGAATCAAAATTGCTACCGGAATAGAAGGTTTTTCCATCACATCATCCAGACCGTCAAAAACTCTTCGGAGAATAGTGTTCTTATCGTTATCCACATTCTCTACAACCCATTTACGAACTTCCATAAACTTCTGTTCTTTCAGATATTTGAAAAGTTGTGTAAGATTAATATCCGTTACATGAGATAGAATATTGGTTCCGATAGTTCCACTTTTTGAATGAGTCTGTAGAAGATGTAGAGTTTTTCTAAAATCTGGAAAATGTTTTGCAATAAATTTGACAAGAATTCTATCATCATCACAAACAACATTCTCGTCTTCTAAAATCTTTTGAATTTTCTTATAAAACTCATTCATCAAAACGGGTCTTTCTTCAGAAGGAATTCTAAAGATAACTGGTGGACAACGAGATTGAATTGGCTCTTTAATGCCATTGAGATTATTACAGGTGAAGATGAATGTACAATTTCTCTGAAACTCCTCAATACATCCTCTCAGTGCCAACTGCGCATCGTTGGTCATGTTATCACCCTCGTCAATTAGAAGAATCTTTTTACCGGGATTTAACGAGACCGTTGATGCGTAGTTTTTAACTTTATTACGAATAATATCAATAGTTCGTTCATCAGAACCATTAATAACCATTATATCCCTCTTTAATTCTTTAGCCAAAGCGCGAATAGTGGCAGTTTTACCCCGACCCTTCTCACCAGCCAGAATCATATTGGGAATAGTATTAGAGTCTCTAATATCAATGAATTGCTTCTTAATAGCAACTGGTAAAATACACTCGTCAATCGTATTCGGAGCGTATTGTTCAACCCACAAATAATCTATTTTCATACATCAACCTTCAAAGGTAGAATCGGGAGACATGGGTAGAACGTAACGAAGATTTCTACTGGTGTTTGTCGCCTCTAGCAAAAATGGATTCTTAGAAAGAACAACCTCATAATCTCCAGACATTAAAACAAAACTATCCAGAAATGTTTGAATACAGAAAACATCGGTTGTTTTACCTACAACTGTAGTATAAGATGTCATCGTTGGATTATCTTTATGATAAACATTCAGATAGATTTCCCCATCTTCACCTTTAAACTCAACAATCCAATGTTTACGGTCAGAATCAAACAAGGACATTTTGGAGATTTTGTCCATTAGTTCCTGAGTTAGATGAAAGCAAACATCCTTGCTTTTTAGTAGCAATTCTTTATCAGGTGGAATAGCGGTGAGAAAAGAGGTAGATGAGAAGAAATATTTAATCTCACTTCGTCCTTCTTTAATTAGAACATAATCCTCATCAGAAAAGACCAATTCAGGATCCTTCAAGATGTTATAGGCTGAAATAAAACTCTTCAGATCATAAAGACCAAATTCCCGCTCAAACGTTTCTTCTACCGTTGCCTCGGCAAAAACTCTATTATCTTCGCTACGTGTACGAATTCTATTGCCAGGATAGACGACAAGATTTTCGTTAATTCCCCTAAAATTATTTAAAATTTCAATTGTGTTTTTAGTTAATTTCATACTTTTAATTTCAAAAGTTCAATTTTGTGTTATGTCTTATCTCCTATCAGCTCAAGATTCCGTATCGTTTTTATTCACAAGCTCAAGATGATTAATAAGAAGAATCGTATAATGTAGAATCTTAAAAAGATCTCGCTTGGGTGTACCTTTTAGATGAAAACGATCAATATACTTAGTAATATTACCGGCCAAGAATCCTTCTCGCCTTTCATGTAAGATTCTATCTATAGATTGAAGGCCGTCATTTTCAACATCAACATAATGCTGCTCGTAGGTACTGGCAACATATTCTTCTAACTCTTTAAGAATCTGTCCTTCGTTGTATTTCCAAATGCTATTTTGAACCATAATTTATTTCAATAAAAATACCTGAGGTCCCTTTTAGGAACATCTCAGGTACTATACCACACATTGTCTGGTTTGTCAAGCCCTTTTGGTTTGACCGTATATTCAGAGGTTTTCTTGGGTTTTAGATAAAGTTTCTAAAATACTACCACGCCAGTCTTCACTCATATTACTCATAATTTGTAGAGCCGAATCTTCGGTATCAGCGAAACCTTTATCCAGAAGATATTCTAGAACTAGATCATAAGTATCAACATCTTCTTTATATGGACCTCCGACATGTCTCATTGTACCAAAAGCACTTTTTTCTCCTTTGGTTTTTTTCATACCTCTACCTGCTTCATGATACGACCGCCTTTCACTTGTCTTACCACCAGTAGACATAACAAGAGATGGATCTTGATTTCTTTTTCTGATTTTTTGTAAGGGTGTTAGATTCGCTTCAGCTTTACCTTCACCAAGATCTTCAGCTTCTTCCTTCATACTCTTGGCAACCCGATCCATACGATCGGCGCGGGCCATATGACGACTACGGCCAGGACCACTAGAAGGTGCTTCCATTCTGGCTCGGCGGGCCATCATTTCGGCTTTTTTCTTCGGTGACAGCATCATAGCAGAAGAATCACCATTTCCATATTTACCGTTTTCAGGATCTACTTTTCCACCACAACCACGAATTTCGTCAAGAATACCTTCAATAACGCCATCCTCTAGTTGCTCATAAATCTCCATTGCTTCATCAGAAGTTTCAGCATAACCTTCAGAAACAAGATAATCAAGAGCTAATTCTTGGTCACTCTTGTAAACGGAAAGATAAGCCTCATGTAGATTGTTATTATAATCAGACATAGTAATTTTTGAGTTTATTGAAGTATTTATTAGTTCTCGGTCTTAACGGTAAAATTACCCTTTTTCTCAATACTAATAACTTTATCAAAACGATGATCAATACCATCTCTATGTGAAATAACAAAGACATTAGAATTTTTCATTTCGTCTTTGATGATTTTAAGAAAAGCGAAGTGTCCCATTTCGTCTAGAGAACCATCAAGAATTTCATCACAAATAAGAAGATTTGTATTGGCTGAATTCTTAAGAGAACTAATGTATCTCCAGGTGAACAATAATGCTAGATCAACCCGCCTCTTTTGACCTTCTGAAAAATTACCATAAGAGAAGTTCTCAAAAGTCGGAGTCATAATCTGTTCATTGAATTCTGAATCTAATGTAAAGTTTACATAAAGCTCTAGAAGATTCAAATACTTGGTGATTTGAGAATTGATAATCTTCAGATACTTTTCAATGATTCGGGATTTTACACCAGAGTCCTTAAGTAGTAACTGCACATATTCGTGATTATAAATCTCATCTTTAATTTCTGCAACACCAGTCTTAATCTCGTCAAGATTTTTTACATATTCATCCATCTTTTGATGCTCATCGTTTTTACTATTAATAGCATCTGTGATTTTTTTAATTTGTTTGTGTAATTCCTTGATCTGATTCTGTCTTTGTTGTATCTGATAATTGTTATAAGAGATTTTTTGATTCAGATCTGTAACTTCTGAAGAAACCTCTCTGAACCGACTCTGTCGTTGAGTTTCTGATTCAATACTTTCTAATAAGTTATCATACGTCTTCTTAAGACCAGACATTTCTTTTTTAGTTTCTTTTTGCTTTTCCTTTTTGAACTCGGCTTCAATATGTTGTGAACAAGTCGGACAAGTATCGTTATCTTTGAAGAATTTAAACGTTTCCTTGAGATTCTGGGCTTGGATTGTAAGTTTGGTTTTATCGGACATTAAGACTTTTAACTTATCCGATACATCTGTTAGTTCTTCAAGTTTTGTTTGAAGTTCTTGAATTTGACTATTGATAACACTGTTTTCAGTCTGAATAGATTCAACAGATGCAAAGAGTTGTGTAATAGTATCACTCTTTTCTTGTATGTCGTTTCGGCTTCTTTGTTCTAGATTCTCAATAAAATTCCTCTGCATTTGAATCTTATCTTCACAAGAATCTTTTTGTAGATTAAGAATCTTAACACTATCCTTCATTTCTTTGATCTTTTCTTTCACCAGAAGATTCATGGAAGAGAAAAGCTTGATGTCCAGTAAGTCTTCAATAACCTCTCGTCTATCGGCAGGAACCAATTGCATGAAGGGAATAAACGAACTGGTTCCCAAAATGACAATCTGAACAAAGGTCTTATAAGACATTTTGAGAACATTTTCTTCCAACCATTTTTGCTGTTCAATCGCGGAAGAATGTTGATCCAACATCTTTCCGTTTTTGTGAATCTCAAAGATATTTGGTGATAATCCTCTTCTAACCATCCACTCGGTTTCACCAATACTAAATTCAATCTCAGCAACGCAATCTTTCTTATTAATATTATTGACTAACTGTGGTAGATTGATACTTCTGTAGGCTTTTTTGTACAGTGCAAATGTTATACAGTCTAAGACCGAAGTTTTACCACTAGAGTTAATTCCCTTTATAATAGTCAAATGGTCCTTATTGAGGTCATATTCCAGATATTGATTACCAATAGAAAGAAAATTCTTGGCTCGGACTTTCTTAAAAATTATCATAAGGTCTCAAATGTATTCGGTGGAACAACAAGATCGTAAGGAGTAATAACGCTATAGTTATATCCTAATGTATTCGCGGTTTTTATTAACATATTCTCATCATATTCGGCTATTTCCAATTCGGGAAGACTCTCTTGGTCTTCTAACATCATTTTATAACGTTCGGCGTCATCATATTCCTCAAAAAAGAGTAGCACCTTTTCGTTATATTCATTGATAACAGAAAAAGCCCCATTTGTTTTAGTATCCTTAAGCACTATGAGAAACATCAGACCAATTGGTGAACTTCTTGGTAAAGCGTATTGAGAATTCCTTTGATTCTGCTTTTATCGTAATCGTTATCAAACTCATCAACATATCTGTGCAAAACAGAAATAGTATCTTCCGATTCAACAGTCTCAAATTCCTGCACATCTATTGCCTGAACGGCCTGAATGATTTTTAATTCCAGAGGTTGTAACTTATTCAGTTCTGAGACATAATCCTCAAAATGTTTGAAATCGTCAATTCGTCTTACAATAACTTTTACGATTTTGTTGGTTAGCTCCTGACTCAAAACGAAATCAGAACCGCCTTCGTAATAGATCTGGTAGTGCATCCGAAATGGATTATTGACGTAGTGGTGATCAAGGGTTTCAGGAGAGAAAATGGCAAAACCACGCTCGTCATCCACATCGTTAAAATAAAGCTCGTAAGGGTTTCCTATGTAATAGATCTTGCCGTTATCTGATCGTGTGTGGTAGTGACCAGAGAACACTTTTTTGAACTTATGAAATACGTCAGAACTTCGTCCGTCTTCCATTACATGACCAACATAAGGAACAAAACCGTTTAATTCAAGATGACCCATGGCAACGGTTGCTTTTGAGTTTTGGATCTTTTGTATTGTTTCGGCTTCGTTTTCTTTATTGATCCAAGGAATGAAAAGAATCTGTAGATTGTGAAGAACAACTTCCGTTGTTTCTTTGTAGATTGTGATGTTATCGTATTCTCTAAGAATAAGATCAACAGAACTAATCTTATTTGTATTTTTTAATTTAGAAGTGTGATTACCAACAATAACATGATGATCAATATTCAATTCTCTTAGACGATCGTAATAATTTCGCTTTGCCCAATCAATTGCTGTCGGATCTAAGAAATTACGATTATCAAAAGTATCACCCAAGTCAATAAGAGTTTTAATGTTATTCTTTTCTAAGTAAGGAAAGAATATGTTATTGTAAAATTCAAGAAAGTAATCGTGAAATTGTTTTGAGGTTTTTCTGGCCTGGAAGTGTTGGTCGGTAATTAGAGCTATAGTCATACTTGTCTCAATCTAGAAAATACGTTATCTTTAATGGAATTATAATCGCTATAATTATCGGTTCCAGATCCTTCATCAACCATTACCTCATCATAAGTAAGTCTCTCCAGAATCTTACTAGCTTTTTCCATTTCTAGTTTTTCTATTTTAATTCTACGAATAAAAGCGTGATAAACAATCTGAGTAATATAGTTGAAAGCATTGATTTTTTTACCTGTTCTTTCGCTTACAAATTCAGGATTATAATTGTGACAATATCTACAGCAATTTTCAACAGCATCGGAAATTAAATCGTTGACATATGGATAATTAACGAAATTTGGACGATATGAGAATCTGGTTGCGATCTTAAGAAAACATTCACCTAAAAATTCTGGGATTCTAGGTCTAGGTTCATCGTTTTCTTTCGCTGCTCTGCATAAAGTCGTGTATGCTATAAGAGCATCAGACAAATCTTTATTTGTAACGTAATGTACTGGTTCTCTCTTTTGCTTCATTATACTCGTCGTTATCATTTATTTCTGGCTCTTATTTATCTTGTGTATTATACCACAGTTTTATGAATTTGTCAAGTGCCTGATTATGCCCGAACAGTGTGCCAGTTAAAATAGCGTCACAACAAAACTTGACAAAACGGAAATCCGGGTGTAGAATCACACACGTTACTGATTCGTAACGGTTAAAATAAATTTTAACTAATTTAAAGATTTGTAACCGGCGGCGAAGACGCCGATTCCCGAAGGGAATTATTTGATCCTGTAGATCTTCTCTAGTATCATTCTAGCTTGTTTGATATTTGTGATATATCCTTCACTTCTGGTGAGATCGTAATTTCCTCTAGTGTTATTACCTTTATTGATATATCTCTTGTAGATGTTAATAAGCTCTTCATCAAAGGATTCAATTACAGTAATGATTCTAGATTTTTCTATTAAGAAAGTATTTTCATTTGTTAATTTCATCCATGGTTCAACTTTGTAAAAAGAGTGATCTTTATTTAAATCATGCTTAATGATCTTTATTGGTGTAAATAGTATTAAATATTCTAATCCATTTTCTTCATCTGGAGAAACTAATGAGAATATTTCTTCACCACTAACAAGCTTTACTGTTGCATAAAACTCTTCATTCATTAACTTAATAAATTCTTTACAAATCTATTTAATTCCCTTCGGGAATTGACTCACTACGTTCGTCACTAACAATATGCTTTATTATTATAAACTAGACGAAACAAGCTTTGTTACTCACGACGGTTATTGTCAATTAGGTATTTTTAACGATCTAGATTTCTTTTTAGCTAACGTTAAAGTAGAATATAAAGAAACCTATTGGTTACCAGATACTTTCAATAATCGTTATAAAAGATTAAATTATCAAGTGCATTTAAAACATCAAGGTAAATTAGAAATTAATAACAATGATTAGAAAACGAAAGATAAAACCACCAGTAGCTAGAAAAGTAGAGGAACCAAATCTTTTACCTATTCATTTGTTATTTCCTTTTCATTTATCATACAAAGATGGTAAAGAGCAAAAAGAATGTTACTTTAAAGACGAAATAGATCTTAAAAAGCATATTACACGTTATAATATTAAAACGTATGAAGTTAAACCTACAGAACCTAAAAATTGAAGATTTAAGCTTAGCAGTAGACCCTTACACATCCCCAGAAACTTTAGATAGTCTGGCTAATGATGAGTGTAATATGGTTCGTTGTTTTGTTGCAGGAAATCGCTCCACATCTCCAGAGACATTAAAACATCTTGCTAATGATGCTGATTCTCTGGTTCGTGCGAATGTTGCAAGAAATCCTAACACTTTCCAATATATCAAAGATTATCTTAAAATTTGTAAATTTATTAAATATTATGAAGTTGGACCTACAGAGCGATTATTGGTTAGCAAATAATCCCAACACACCAACAAAAATGTTAAATCTTTTGGCGGATTCTAAAGATTGCATTGTTCGTCGTATGGTTGCAAATAATCCCAACACACCGCCAGAAACATTGGATCGTATAGCTAATGATGATGATCATTGGTTTCGGTATTATGTTGCACTAAATCCCAACACGTCACCAGAAACCATAGAGCGTCTGGTGAATGATGAGTCTTCTTATGTTCGTAGTGCGGTTGCACTAAATCCAAACACGTCACCAGAAGCTTTAGAACGTCTGGCTAATGACGTAGATCGGCATCCTCGTCCTGCGGTTGCATGGAATCGCAACACGCTACCAGAAACATTAGTTCGTCTGGCTAATGATAAGGATACTGATGTTCGTCATTATCTTACCAATAATCCCTCCACCCCACAATATATCAAAGATTATCTTAAAATTTGTAAATTTATTGAATATTATGAATTACCGAATTATTGAAAAAACAGATCTAAATGGAAACATTAAATTTTATCCACAACAAAAAAGATTCTTTTTCTTCTGGGTTCCGTTTATCCGAACTGAAGTGTTTCCTGTAGAGATTTGTTATGATTCTCACGAGTCAGCTTTAAAATTTATTAATCGTCGCAGAAACCAACCAAAGGAAAAAATTTATTATGTATGATATTATTACTACTGTTTTATTGTGTAATACTGGTAGAGATTTAAGTTGCCTTAATAAGAATCTTAATATGTACCCACCGGCTAAAGTTATTTTTGTTTGTGAAAAAAGAGGTGAATGTGTTCAAAAAAATGTTAAAAAATAATGGTTTTAAGTTAGAACAAGGTTTGTTGTCCTTTGAAGTTAAGCATAGTTTGGCTAGAAGTTTCACCACATCAACAGAAACCTTAGATCGTTTGGCTAATGATAATGAATGGTATGTTCGTCGTTGGGTTGCGAGAAATCCCAACACACCACCAGAAACATTAGAACGTCTGGCTAATGATGACGATTTTTATGTTCGTCGTGAGGTTGCAAGAAATCCTAACACACCACAATACATTAAAACTTATCTTAAAATTAAAAATTATTTGAGTTCTACGGCTACCGTATCATAATCAAAACCTTCTTCGTTATAGATCTTAATTCTAGACATAAAATGTTTAAGTGTGTAATTGTTACCGAGATCGTCTGCAATATCGTGAACAATAACTTTTTCTTTTGAAGAGTGTTTTCTTAAACCTCTTCCTATCGTCTGAAGAATAAGAATTCTACCCTTAACAGAAGACGCTAAAAGAATGTTATGCAGATTCTTTATGTTGACTCCGGTACTAAAGATCTTATAAGACGCAATAATAATGGCGTTATTTTCTTGCTCACAAATCTGCCTAACGTTTTCACGAATCTCCACATCTACACCACCATGCAAAAAGAAAACCTTTTTGTTCGGATTATTCTTGAGTATGTTGTATAATACTTCACCATGAGTTTCAATACGTGAAAACATGATAAGAGTATTATTGCTTAGTTTACTTGCATAATCACAGATAAAATTATTTCTCTTTTCGTTACCGATAAGATATTGAACCTCGTCTTCGTAGCGATCAAACTTTTGGGGTTTATGTTTTAGAACAACACATCGGATGTCAAGTTTGGATATTCTACCTCTATCAATTAATTCTTTAGTGTTGGTTGTCCTATAAGATGGACCGAATAATCCTGTGATAGTCAATTCATTCGGTTCTTTAGCGTCACCATCGTTTGTGAGTGTTCCAGTAAAACCAAAACGGTATTTAATATCGGGACAATTCTTCATGATATTAATAAGACTTTTAGCAACTGCCCTATGGCATTCGTCTACGATGACAACATCATATTGCCTAAAGAATGACTTCTCTTTATCATAAATGGATTGAAAAGTTGAAAGATGAACGGGATTATCCGAGTTTTTACTTTGACCACTATAAATCATGTGGCAGTATTCTTCTGAATCAAGACCATATTCGGCAAACTCTTTAAAGGTTTGTTTAATCAGACTCGTTGTTGGGAAAATGATAAGAATCTTTAATTTCTTTAGAAGATAATATCGTACAATACTGTAAATTTGAAACGTCTTACCTGAAGATGTTGGTGAGATAATAGTTTTTCTATTATAGCGAAGACATTCATATGCAGCACGAATTTGGTAATCATCCGGTGTTATATTGGCTTTTTTACCCAGTAAATTAACAAAACCTTGTATTCCTTCTTCTGATATTTCATCATTGATTTCAAAAGGTAAGCCATATTGCTTATTATCTTTAAACTCGTAAGTTAAATCATGAAGCTTTAATTTGGCAATAACCTTGTCTAGAAGACCAGCATAAATTTCTCCGGTAGATGTGGAAAGCATACAAATCTTGCCGTCCCATCCACCTCTTTTATAGGCAGGAGAATATTTCGCTCCCGGAGAATCAAATTTAAAATATTGAGCCATTTCATAAAGAATATAAGGCTCACAGATTAACTTGATAAAAGTCTCGTTCTTTTTCTGGATAATAACATCACTCATTATTGACCTGCGATAAATTTATGCCACTCTAGAGAATCTCTGATCTGGAAAGAGCGATTGTGAATTTGTTTAAGAATATCTTCTAGGTATTTTATTGTGTGACCATAATAATCTAACATGTATTTTAACTTATTAAGCTCTTCATCAGCATCAATGTAAATGCCAACGTCCGACTTCATGATCTTATGAAGAAAAGGTTTTTCTTTATAAACCTGTTCGTCTGCTTTACCAGAATAATATAGCCATTTTTCTTTGTATAGATTCTTATATTCTAACTCTTTTTGTTTTTTTAAGATAAAAACACGGTTTAGGATCTCATGATATTTACCGTGTAATTGTGGAATTCTTATTGCTTCTTGATGTAAATTATCTGCATCAATAACGGAATCTTCTCTCCACAATTGTTCAATTTCACTTTGCTTCATAAAGGATTGCCTTTTCTATCCAAGAATTCAAAGTATGTATATTGGAATTTTACGGTTGCGAGAAAAGGATCTGGCTTAGAAATGGTGGCATCAAAAACCAGTGGTGTTAGTGTATATGGAAACAAATCATAATATCTGACTTGTAAAGTTATTCGGTTATTAGAGTTAAGTATTTGAAGAGTTCCATCAGAATAAATGTTGATACCAGAGTTGTATTTTGTATAGTCAACTCTATCAGTATCTTGCAAATCATAAATCTGCTGAAGAGATTCTGGGAAACTCATTCCCCTAATCCAACGATTAATCTCTATGTAATTTGTTAGGTCTTCATCAACAATAAATCGTAACTCAAAATCATCCATTCGTAGTTTATTTCCAGGATGTGGAATATCTCTTCCAATACCTGTACTTTGGGTTGCCAGTGGTATTTGTATTCCTGGAACCGAAGCTGAATTAGCAAAGAATACTGTTTTTGGTGCCCTTGATAAGGTAAACCGATATTTTGTCGGGTATGAATAATTTCTGTTCTCAATCTGCGTATTGGGTTTGATATAATCGGTTTCTGGCATATTGAGTCTTTTATTGTGTATTTATGGGTTGACAAAGGAGGGAAAGTGTGGTATGCTGCTGCCTTGATGGAATTTCCGAAATATTATCGTGGACCTGAAGAAAATTATTATTGACAATTGGAAGAACAATCTCTTTATGAGATTATCACTTAATGGTGAGTTGAGGGAAAAGATTATTGCTGAGACTTCTTTCTTGGATAAGTATTATGATAAAATCCAATTAAGAAGTCGGGCTTATTGTATTAAAAATAATATCACTGAAGAGACATTACCACAATGTAAATGTAACTGTGGTAAGCCAGCTCTGTTTAATAATAGCGCGGCCATTAAAGGTTTCCGAATTTATTGTAGCCCAGAGTGTCATAGAAAAGATTATAAAGTTAGTGATATAGCCCTAGAAAAACTTAAAGATTATGATTGGGTTTACGAACAAAGAGTTGTTAAAGAAAAAAGCATTGAAAAGATAGCAGAGGAATTAAAAATATCTACACCAACTGTGGATAGATGGCTCATCAAGTATGGAATAAGAGATACAATTAAAAGTGTTAGAAGTATTAGAGGGGAAAAATTAAATCAATTAAAAAATAAAGAATTTCTCTATGATCTTTATATTAATCAGGGTTATACTATTAGTAATATCAGTTCAAAAATTGGGATATCATCACAAACTTTAATTTCATGGTTAAGAAAACATGATATTCCTATCAAAAAATCTAATGAATACCAAAGAAAGAATACTTTTACAAGTAAATCTGAAAAAGCTATTGGATGTTATTTTAAAAGATATACTGATAATTTGATTATTTACAACGATCGTAAAGTTTTGAATGGAAAAGAACTTGATATTTTCGTCCCTGAACTTGGGTTAGCTGTTGAGTATAATGGGATTTATTCGCATATCTATCGCCCGCACGAGACCAAGCCTTGTTTGATAAAAGATGAAAATTATCATATAAACAAGACCGATAAAGGGTTAGAAAAAGGTGTCCAAATTATTCATTTATTTTCGTCTGAATGGGAAAATAACAATAAAGTTTGTCGTGGATTAATTCGGAGAAAATTATTAAAAAATGATAGAATTAATGCTAATGATTGTGTTATTAAATCCGTTAAAACTGGTGTTGCTAATAGATTTCTAAAATATAATTGCATTGAAGCTGAAATATCCGGTAATTTTAATGCTGTAGGTTTATATTATGGAAATTGTTTGATCCAGGTTCTTTGTTATGATGATAACACTATTATTAGGAATTGTTATAAAATAGGTATTAGTATTATTTGTGGATTTAAGAAATTATTAAATTTTATTGAATGGAATCAAAATGAATCAATTTATTATAAAGTTAATCGCCGGTTTTCTAATGGTAATTTATTGAAGAGTTATGGGTTTATTTTGTCTGAAATATTATCCCCGAAATATTATTATACTAATAAGTCTTATGATGAATTATTTGCTGCTGATGTTATAGAAAACATTTGTATCGGTAAGGAGGATTATTGCTTTTATTGTGAAAAATCTCAATACAAAAAGATCTTTGATTGTGGTTATTTGTTGTTTAAACTGCAATAAAAAAGGAGGCCTTTTGAGCCCCCTTAATGTTATTTGTGGCCTTATATCAGGCTAGGTTGCGAATAGCAACACGACGATAATAGCGGTTGCTATTAGGAATAAGACGACCTAGGCCTTGAGTTAGTCCTTCGGAGAAAGGATTAGCTACCATTCCATAACGGCTCTTGAAGCCAATTCTAGGTTGAAAACTTTTTGGATCAACAGCACGAACCATTTGAAGGGGTACATAAGGACAGTAGAAAATACCAGCGTCCATAGGTGACTTACCCTTATAACCAACAACATAATAATGGGTGTTGCTGGTGTTAGCAGCATAGGCATCAATGTATACTTTAAATTTACCCATCAGAGTACCAGCAAAGAGATTGCCGGTATCATCAACACTAAGATTGGAATTAAGATTAGGAGTATAATCAAGTACACCAGCCATAGTTAGCGCAGAGGCTACGTCAGCGGAGCACATGATAATATTACCCTTTCCACGACGAGTACGCTGACTGACAGCGTTGGCATCACGTTCCATTTGGAAAATAAGACCCTTAAACTTCTCTACAGACCAACGGCCGTTGGAGTCAATATCAAGGTCAAATACACCAGGAGTAGCAACGTTATTTACAGCACCTTGTTCGGCCACTCTATAAATGGTACGAATAATCTCACGGTTGATTTCAGCGAGAATCTCAGTGGAAAGAATATTCGCAAGCTCTTGCTCAGCAGAGGCGTTGTGAATAGCACGAAGATCCTGCATCATCTCTAGGCTGTACTCACCAGCTAGAGCACGGCTCTGAGCCTGTACAGTGACTTTCTCAATAGTGAAAGCCATCTCATTGAACTGGTTGGTATCACCATTACCGAGATTCTCAGAATCACCAGTCTCCATACCTTGACCGATGTTATAGGTCTCGGTAGATGTTTCAGTTGGGTTCAGTAGACCAGGATTGCTACCACGCTGAGTAGTAGTACCGAAACCAGCGGCAGTTGAACCGAAACCAGCAAGGCTAAGGCTGTTGTTCTGACCGGAGAAAGCGGTATTGACTTCATCGAAGAAAGTCTCAGGACCAGTTTGATTGGTATAACGACTACGCATAGCGAAGATAAGACCAGCGGGGCCAGTCATCGGCTGTACACCAGCTAGATCATAAGCCACAAGATTAGGCATAGAGCGCCGAATCAGGCTGATTAGAATTGGGTCAAAACCGGCTACAGGGCCAGCATCAGAAGCACTACCAGTGAAACCACCAGATGTACCAGCAGCATTAGCTGAGTTGGTAGGGGTTTCCATTAGTAGTTGGCCGGATTCAAATGCGGCGGAATCACGGAGGAAAACTTCTTGGTTTTCTAGAAGCTGTGCAGTAACTTCACGACGATGACGATCTTTGATTGGTTCTAGTTGATCGGAATTCAGAAGTGGTGCCCACTTTCGTTGCAGATTTTCTTGTACGAACATTTACTTGTACCTCTTAGGTGTGTTTGGGTTTGATTGAATACTAAAATCAGGTGTTAACTCCAATAGCTCTTAGATAAGTCTCCATTGCGGGAGAATAATCTGGCTCCTCACGGTATTCAGTACCTTCGGAAAGAGTTTCTAATTGAGCATTTTGGACTCTTGATTTTTGTGGAAAATAAGATTCCCGAAGAGTCTCTAATTTCTCACGATATGCGGCTTCACTTTCAAACTCAACACTTTCTGCAAGCGAAGCGAGCTTTTCTTGCTGGGTCATCGCTAGACCATCAGCAACTTCATCAAAAATCCTATCAGCCACAGACTCAGAAAGTTTCTGAGTTAGCTGCATATTCTTTTCAATTTGCTCGTTGAGTTTATCTTCCATTTCATCTAGTTTTTCTACCATATTCTCTACGATGTCATACTTCTCCTCAGGGAGATTTACATGATGATCTTCAAAAAGTTCAAACAGTTTGCCTAGGAAAGACTCGGCAATCTGTTCTTTAATGCCATACTGAACGGCGAGTTTATTGTCGCTGATCCATTCGTCGGCGACATACTCAAGATAAGCATCCACACGCTCTTGAAGTTCAGAAGCAATAACTTCTACTTCCTCAGCAAGGGCAGCCTCATATTGCTCTTCAAGATGTTCACGAATTTCACTAACCTTGGACCGTACAGCGGCCTCATAAATTACACGAGTTTTTTCTTTAAACTCTTCAGAAAGACCTTCGCCTTCTACGATGGCATCAACGTCTTCTTCAAAGTTATACTCTTCTTCAGCAGACTCTTTCATGGACTCTTCTTCGTCCTCTTCTTCTTTTTCTGACTTTTTGGACTTCTTCTTAGGAGCTTCTTCGTCCTCATCTTCGTCCTCGTCATCCTCTTCTTCTTCTTTCTCTTCCTGAAGCTCTTCTTCGTCTTCCTCTTCTTCGTCTTCTAGGTCTTCTAGATCTTCATCATCTTCATCATAATCTTCTTTCATTTTCTGCATTGGTTCAGCAGGTTTAGCGTTACGAGTTACAGCGTCAGAAACTCGCTTTAGTCTGGCAGCAGGATCGGCGATTTTATTAGAATCATCATCTGGCTTGGAATTCTCTGGAGTAGGACCGCCTAGATCTTCCCAGTTGCCAGTTTGGCCATCAGGAATACCAGTGGTCAGCTTTTTCATAGGTTCACCAGCCTTAGCACCGCGATTCACTTGAGTCACTGAATGTGCATTTTTAGCTTCCATTTCACTAAGATTTTGTCTAGTACGAGGCATGTTTTTCTCCGATTACCTGTTTATATTCTGTATTTATTTAGAAATTTTAGTTTTTATCAAATAAGATTTAGATAGTTTTCAAAGTGCATAAGCATTCTCTGCTCATCTAATCTCCTTGAAACGACATCTTTTTCAATTTTATTCTTAATATTATAAGCAACATACTCCTGTCGCTTAGAATCGTAAAGCCACTCTTTACCTTCATAAATTCCATTAACAAAAGCGGCAGCACCAACACTGGGGTCAGCAACAATATCAACGGTTGAGATCATTAGATCATCGCCTACAATATTGTAACCTTCATTATTAGGCCGAACAGAACCTAGTGCGCGGCTGCTTACACCCAGAACAACACCCTCGTCAATAAGAGACTGTGCAATCTTGCCTAGTGGGGTATTAAGAATTCTTGCTTTCCCATAAAAATAATTACCTTTCTCTTCAAGATTGGTAATTATGTGTGATACCTTAGTTAAATCAATAGAAGGTGTGCTATTGTGATTCAGTTCACCTAAAGATCTTTTTGATTTAATGTAATTTTCATTGTATGTTGAAACGGCATTCCGTAGAGTCCGCATCGGATAGATCCGGTTGTTACGGTTGGGCTTATCACCCATCATGAAATTACCCTCAATGTAAAGAGTCTTTTTACCTCCTACATTTTCTTCTAATACTTTTACCGATTCAGCCTCTTCTCTAATAAGTTTCATTATTGCTTAAGTTTATTATGAACTATTTATAGAAACGTGTAATTATTAGGCATCTCCTGAAATTTGGACTTGTTGATAATAAATTGCACCAGCATTAACACCGAAAGCTGAGATCTTTGCAGAAGCTCTTAGATCGGCATCATTAGCGGTATAGCCAGTAACAATACCAGATGAATTATTATCAACGATAATACGTCTTGAGTAAAAACCATCAACACCACTAGCTGCGGTCTGAACGTTTGTTACTCTCTTATGGGTAAAATTATAATAACTTTGATTTGGTGAAGTCAGTGAAACATAATCACCAATACCAAAAGGTGAGAAAGTTCCTTCAAGAAAGTTTATAATAGTTGTAGCTCCAGTAGTAATACCGGCAACTCGTGCTGATACTGGAGAAAGAGCGAGTGTATATTGATTATTAGCTACAACGTAATAACTTCCTGATGTGGCACTAGGTTCTGAATCTACTGTAACAAATGCGTTTGCAGTTGGAACGATTCTAAGAGTATCACTATAAATTTGAAATGCTTGTGAAGTGGTGGCCGAACCAGCAGAAACAGAAAAAGAACTACCGACACCAACAGGTTTGTGAGCCATTTATAATATGAGTCTAAGTATAATTTTATTTAGGAATTAGCTAATTTCTTTCCATTGTATAGATACACCCACAGTAGCATTATATGATGGGTCAATATTATAAACTCTAACAGAAAATATCTCTGAATCTGTTGAATCAAAATTCTGGGCCAGAAAATTCTTCTTGGCTTGTGGTCCAATTTGAGCATTAGCAGAAGCCGCATTGGGAGTATTAGCATTTTGACTACTTCCAGCAGCATAACCACCAATAAAGTCCTCATAATAACCCGTTGAAATCCCGGTTGCTGTTTGGTTATATTCAACGGCAGAGTTCGCGTTTTCAGAAACCCACGTCCCAGTGGTATTAATGCCAACAGAGGAGGGAATTTTTACAACTTCATATTTCACATTAGCCCCAACAGCAAAAACTGTGAGATTTGTGAGTTTTACGATAACTCTATTCTTTTCACTACCAATAGTATTTTTTAATCTTATTGAAATTACAGGTAAAGAAGAACCCACACTAATACTTCTTAACGGAGAAGTATGAGACCACTCCATCCCCGTTTCAGTATAACCTCCTTCACTCATAACAGATGCACATATCTGTGAAAAGGACGTAGCAGAACCAACCGGACCAGAATTCCTAATTTCACATCTAACAGGAAGATTGGGCATTCTCATGTAAACGGTCTCAAGTTCATTGGAATTATAAAATTCGTGGCAAATTATATTCTTTCCGTTAATAGAAAATCCACAACGAACAATGCCAACACCTAACCATTCAAAATCAATAATAAAAAGTTGAGTTTTGGTTATATCCAGAATATACCCAGAAGGTGAATTACCGTCAAGAGTATCAATATTCCAATTTTCTTGAGATACTCTTCGTTCGGTTAGGACGTTATTTACATCAGATCTGATTACGAAATTAATTTTTTCGTCCGCACCAATCTCAAGAAAAATTCCATTATAATCATCAAAATATCCGGTTCTTTTTATATTATTTGTTTTGGAACCTCTAAAATTGATAGAAGAATAAATTAATTGGGATTTTCCTGGTGAGTATGGGTGATAATGTTTTGTTTGATGTATTGCATATGAGCCCGAATCAATTCCGACTTGTAGTGTAGCGGCAGATTGATTCCTATCATGATAAACAGTTGATCCAGCACCAGACACAACGTTAATAAATTCTGGATTGAGGTAGAAAGAATGTTTATAATCCCCAAGAGTAAATGGTTCAGAAGTCCTAAGCCGCCCGAAGGCATCCTGCTCTTGTCTGGGTGGTGCGAATAAATGACTCATACGATTCTCCAAGCATTATTTTTCCATATAAAAGTTAGACTACCATAATCAAAAGCAAGAACGGCCTTATCTCTTCCGTCTATAAGATCCGAATTACTTGGTAGTATTGTGATATATCTGTTCATTCCTTTAGAGGCTTCTCCTTTCTCATCCTTTACGATGAAAACTCTTCCTTCTCTATCAGCCTTAGGGAGTGTTATTGTTACAGCCCCAGCATAATCAACACCGATGTAATAGTCTCTGTGAGTGACCGAATAAAAAGAAGACGTTACCGTTCTTACCGGCAACGTCATAAAAGCAAGATTCGTTTCTCCCCCACCACCTAGAGTTGATAGCTGTTGTTGTATTCTTTTTAGAAATAAACTATAATGTTTTTGTAGATCATCAAAACTTACGAATTTTTGATCTAATGGAGTCAAAGGATCGTTACCTTGCTTTTTATCCGATGGCTCAGATAATAAACCCAAAGATCTTTCAATAATAGGTGCGACTTCTTCCTTGATTATTGGAATTTCTTTTTTTACTTTTCGTTTAGGTTTTTTCTCAGATTCTTCGGATAATTCATTCCACAATAAATTATCAAAGGAGTCTGAAACAAGATTCTCAAACTCCTCTTTTTGTTTTTTCTTTTCTTCTGATATTAAGTGAAAAAGATCGTTAAGATCCATTTCACTCTTCTTCTACTTGAAAAAGATTAGATGCTACTTCTGGGCGATATTCGTCAACTCGCTGCACGGCTTTCATTGTTAATGCGTCTTTAATAGCATCAGAAATCTGTGAAGGAGATTCGTTTTTAAGAATCAGTTGTACTAGGTCTTCCATAATTGTTTTTTAGGTAAGGTTATTTAGATTTCACCACCTTTCGGTGCTTCTACAGCAGATGTATCTACTTTAGGTTCAATGGGTACTTTACCCATATCACTATTAATATTATTTCCTGCTGTGACTACTGGCTGACCCGTTTTAGGATCAATTTCTGGCCTGGCTTTTGGATCTGGAATTACACCATTTTTAATTTCTTTTTTGATTTGTGCGTCCTCTTCCACTATCTCTTGATCAGTCTGTCTCAGAATTTTACGACGAACATAATCTTGTGAAAAATATACACCAATATAAGGTTCGGCGATTTGAGCAGTATTTAATCTTTCCGATAGAAGTTCAGACTCTTTTAGTTCTGCGAAGTGATTATCGTATAGGAAGTCAAATTGAATATGTTCATTCATCACCTTCCAATCTTCAGGAGTGATAATATTTTTTAGAATAAGTTGCGTCTTAAGAAGATCTGTAAAGAGAGTTGAAAATCTTTTTCTTAGACGACCTACGAATTTTGAGAATTTAACTTCGTCTCTTAGAATCTCGGAAGATCTACCTAGATTAAATCCTGAATCTCCACCAATTCTGGATTCGGGAACATTTAGATCCTTATAGAGTTTTCTTTGGAAGTAGTTAATATCAGTTAATTCGCCCAAATTTGAGCCCCCAGGAACAATATCCAACTGAGTACCGCGACCACCTTCTCTTCGGGGGAGGAAGAAGTCATCCATAATACTCATAAACTTCTTATCGTCTCTAATAGTACCATCTGCCGTTGAATATGCAGAACGATTACGATAACGAAGCATAACATCACGGAGATATTGTTCAGCTTTTTGCTTTGGTAGATTACCAACATCAATATAAAACACCCGCCTTTCGGAACTACGAAGAAGTCTGTAAATTACTAGACTATCCTCAATCATTCTTAACTGGTTGAGAGTCTTGGATGCTTTGTTCAGATATGATAATGTGGTTCCTTTATTTCTGTCTACAAGACCGCTAGTACAATAAACAACAGAATCTCTAGCGAACTTAACTGTTTTTTCCTGTCCTGCATTCATGTCCTTTGGTGTTCCAACAGGATATGAAGTAGTAGGGGTGTAGATGAAATACTCTTCCAGCTTGGGGAATTTGTAATTCATCGGATCGGAATCACCGTATTCTTTAACGACTGCCTTATCGTTTTTTACTTTAAGTTCTTGTCGCACATAACGCATTTTAAGAGCGTCAATATATCTTAGGTCTAGAATGCCATCTTCAGGCTTTTTAATATCAATAACCTTATGATAATAAAGTCTACCGTCAACAAACCAGTTACGATAGATTTCGTGAGCTTTCTTATCAAAGTCTAACAGCTCTAGAATATACTTAAATTCTTTACGGATAGTATTTTTAAGATCTTCACCAACGTTTAAATTTGATAGTTCAATTTGAATAGGGCTATCGTTAGTGTCTGATACAATTGCCTCATTTACAATATCTTCAATAGCGGAATCAACTTCTGGATGAAGCGACATTTCACGGTATCGTCTGATAAGTTCAAATTCTGTTCTATAGATACCCTCAATGTCAATATATGAACCAAAAAATCCGCTAGTTAGATAAAAATCAGACCCGTCCTCATCAGAAGGAGGAACGGGTGATAGTGTACTAGGAGATAATTCTAAATCATCATCAAAAGAAAAACCAAACAAACGAGCCATAACTACTTGTAATTACTACCTTGTATTTATTAGCGAATAACTAACCCGTTTTGGTCTCCGTCTTCTCCGGCAGTCATATACTGAACCTGGAATTCTACACTAAATTCTGCAATGGTATTATCCTGCTCATAAGAAAGAGCCATTTCACCCACATCTGAGGGCCAAATATCATACAGTTTGAATCGTCTTAGTGGACGGATTCCAACGTTTCCTACGGCACCGCCAGTAGCGGAGTTTCTTGTTGAGAACCGACCAGCATCAGCACCCCGACCTAATTGATCAACATAAGCATTCACCATATATGCCGAAGGTGAAGTTGCACCAGTAGCGTTCTCTAGCTTGTTGATACCATTCTGCCACTGCAAAAATGCGTTGTGCAGTTTGAAATCTTCGTCGTTAATAACGGTGATAGTCCATGGTGCAAAAGTTCTGTCTCCAGAAACTTTTAGAGCCCGACCACGAAAAGGAACATCAATGGGATTAACGGTTGAACCAGGAATAGCAGCAGCTTTACATAGAAAATTTAGAGTTCGCGCTTCTTCCTGCCCCCAGGTAATTCCAAGGCTAGTTGGAAAAGTGGGAATACTGACTTCAAAGAGATTAGGTCTAGTACCACCACCAGCAAGACGCTCTTTAAAGCCAGTAATTGTTCTTAGAGTTGACATTTAATTTATCCTCCTTATTAGATATTTAATAATAATTAAACTCTACCAATAACTTCTTCAAAACTTACACCAGTTCTGGTAGCAACATAGGTAAGAGTGATAAAGTTAATAGCCTTAGCAGGTTTGAGGAAGATGTCGCCTCGGAATTCATTGTTATCAATAATGTCTGGAGTGTTATTACTATCATCGCAAATAACTCGGAAATCAATAAGACCTCGTTTGGCCATCACATCCCGAAGATAAGGCTCAACGATATTGATGAAGTTGGAACGAGTGATTTCGTCATTTAGTTCAAAAAGTGTTGCCTGAGCAGTACGCTCCAGAGATTGTTCAACGGTAAGGAATAGTCTCCGTACATTGATTCTATCAAAAGCAGAAGCATAACCAAGAGCGGTCTTATCACCGTAAAGAAGAATACCAACTCCGGGTTGATTGATAATGGAGTTGATTCGCTGTGAATACAGACGATCTCTTTGTGGGCGCTCTGAATTATAGGCTAGTTTGATTGCGCTATTAAGAATACCACGTTGCTGTCCAGCAGGAGAGAACCAGGGATATGCAAAGATGCTAGTTCTTACACAAAGACCAGCAACGTCAGCGTTGGTTGGAATATAGCGGAACTTATTGTTGAATCGGTCAAAGGTGTACTTATAGTTGTCATCAAAGACCGCATATGAAGAAGATGCGAGAGGTGCATAGAAAGAAATAATATTTGTAGTCTGAGTGTCTCGGTTGGTTACACCAACAACATCATTCTTGTGGGGTGAAATTGTTGCGATACAATCCTTTCGCTGACCTGCGATGGAGATGAGTTCTTGGGCTTTTGCCTGAGACTCGGCCTTTTCGGTCAAACCAGGCCCCATGATCAAGTAATCGCAAGGGATTTCGTCTCTGTTATTGAACAGACGATACGCCGTGACCAAACTAGCAAGAGTGGCCTTCAAACCGCTTGTGGCACCGTAATCAGCTCCTCCGCTAAGATTATATGTTACGTTGCCGATAACAGAGAAAGTTTTACTCTGGGTGTCTTGATTCCACTGACCTTGAGCAGTAGTAATACCGACAAATCCACTAGAGAATCCAGTTTGATAAACTGGTTCATTAGCATTGCTATTATCGGAAGGATCGTCACCGACGTAAACGTAATTGGAGAATTGAGCAAGATAAGCTTTCCACCAAATCTTCTGAGGGGAATTTACGGCACTGATAGCATCAGTGGCCTTAGAAAGGAAAAGATGTTTCTCAAGAAGATTACCTTGAATTCCGGTAACAGTGCCAGTGTCATCTACAACGGCAACGTGAATAGCATCGTTTCTTGAATTCCGCTCAGTAGCAAACTCGCTAGTGATTGGCTTAGGTGCGATTGACTTCCAGTAGATAGTAGTATTTGTTAGATTTAGTTGTTGTTGATCATACCAATCCACAACAGAACTAGCGGCAAGAGTCTGAGTTGTTTGAGCAACACCAACGGAATCAACAACGGTAATATCGCTACCACTAACGAAAGATGTTAGTGAATCACCTTCTTTATATGTTACGAGTTGTTCGGCAGTGCTACCAGCAGCTACGCGAGAAACAATTTTAACATCTAGTGAGGTTGATGTTTTACCAGTTACAATAGCCTTAAGATAACCATTAAAAATGCTAGTTGAACCAACACCAGGAACAACCTGATTGGTAAGAGCAACGGTTACACCCATTCCGATAGCTGTTGAGGTTGCAGTTCCAGCAGAAACGGTAAGAGTTTGATCGGCCTTATCGTCAATAATGCAAACCTTTAAATTGTTGGCCCAAGAACCAGGATTTTTAGCAGAAAAAATATAATTTGCGATATCGTCTGAATGATTTAACTCGTAATCATCAAAATTCTTGATTTTGAGAGTTGGTGCGCCGCAGGTTGATACTCCAGAAGCATTACGAATGGCATTTGCATTTACTAAATTATTATCATCTACACGAACAACCTTCATTACCCCACCATAGGATAAGAAGGAACTAGCACTCATCCAATACTCGTATTGATTATCTGTATTCTGTGGTTTACCGAAAACATTAATAAGATCTTGTTCAGTAACAATATCAATAGGATCTTCTACTGGGCCTAGGGGAAAAGGGCCGGCAAAAGCACCGATATTATCAAGTACGTTATCAGCACGCCCTACAGTAAGATCTACCTCTCTGGTAAGAACCCCTGGAGATAATTGAGGTGTCGCCATTTATTACTCCGAAATAATTCAACTTGCTAAAAATTATTTAGGAAAAAGGGCTTTTTAGTAATAATTAAAAAGATTTAATAAAGTATTCATCTCTTCATCTTCAACGACTTGCCACATGTCTCCTGTTTTCTCATCAACAATAACATCTTCCGAGAAAGGAGCAAATCCAAATGGTAATACATCCTCTTCCTCTTTATCTTTTTTCTCAGCCAGAAGCCTTTGTCTGAGATCAATATCAATAATGTCTTTGAAGTATTGGTTGGTTGTTAGCCATGAGAACATTACAAGACATATTACTAGGTCATCATGTCGTCCTGTCTCAGCCTCAAAGCTAGCTCCTTTTTGGACGAATGTTGTGAGTTCTGAGAAAATATCTAAATCATTAACCATAAGAATATTCTCTTCAATCAGGGTCTTTAATTTGAGACACCCAATTTTCTTAATATTTTTTTGCATTTTAACACCAAGTTCATACTTACCCGAGAAATTTTGGCCTACAAATTGACCACTTCTAGATTTTGTTGAACATAATAACATATTTGGATACTCATCATCAATTAGGTCTTTTGCCACCTGATTACCAATATCATTGACTTCACATAACAGAAATGATTGATTATATTGAAATGCTACTTCTCTTACAACATCGGAATATAATTCAGGTTTAAGTTCATTATTTTTATATTTCGCAACCACATTATATGGTGGATTGGTTATGTCAATTATAACAAAAGCGTGATAGTCTTTTTCAACACCTCTTGCGGTATCAACCATTGTTACATACACATGACCAGCTTTTGGTTCTTCATATACATCAAGACTATTTCTTTTTCTTATTGCCTGCTTTGTGGTAATGGCACTTAATTTTGAACCTGAAATAAGCGTCTCAGAAGACCCTAAAAATTCAGTATTAAACTCCTGATCAAATGCTTTTTGACCAATATTAGCAATTTGGTCAGCTCTCCACTTTTCGTCTCTACCTGGAACGTCATACCAGTTAATCTCTTGAGGGTGGTATCCATTCCTGCCTTCTTTAGCATCAACCCAAAGTTTATAAAAATGGTTTATACCGTTTGGTGTACTTGTTACTATAATTTTTGAATTCTTACCAGAAGTAATTGTTGGGTAAACAGACATCATAAAAGTATTCGCAATTTGCTCCGGCACGAAAGCGTATTCATCTAACATTAGTAGATTATAAGTACCACCACGTACAGCAGAGGCCGAAGTAGAAGATGCTATAACTTTAGATCCATTTTCTAACTCAAGAGAATGTTTATTACACGATTTTACACCTTGCTGCATCCATTTTGGAAGATTTTCATAAGCAGTATGCAATCTTGACATAACATCTTTAGCCGAAGATTGTTTGTTGGCAAGAATTGCAACGGATGTTAATTCGTTGAAGAGTAAATTGTGAACGATAAACGAAACAGCAGTTGTAGATTTACCACAATTTTCTGTGGGAATAAAGGACTTACCACATAAGAATACATGATCAAAAGAATCTACGGTTAAACATTGTACAGGAGTAGAATCTGTGGGCTGAACATCTAATATTTTATGGGTTTTCCTAGTTTTAGGATCAAGAGAATATTCTTTGGGAACCTGTGATTCAATAGTTTCCAGATAATAACCTTTTGTTTTTAATTCATAAAGGTCTTGTGTTGTTGCGTGTGATTCTTCACCGTTTAAAATAATTCGCCAACCATGTTTAAAGTCTGCAACGATTGTTTCACCATTAAAAATAACTTTATAGCATTTTGTATTATGAAATACTTCTGTTTTATGGATTACCTGTACTGGATTACCATTATTATCATAAACAAAATCACCAATAGCTATATCAAAAAGTTCTTTCCAACCTCCTACCGTTGCTATTGGGGTTTTTATTGACAGTGGCTGTCGTGGTAATTTACATACATTGAATCTATTTTTGTAAAAATTATTGAGCATTTCTTCTTGAAAAGAATATGGCTCAAAATTTACTAAACCGTCATTTTGGTTTACAATTTTAATATAATTTCTAGCAAAATAAATCGGGTCCTCTGAACACTTAGCAAGCTCTAAAAGTTGTTCTGGTGTCAGCTCAACTTTAATATTAGATCTTTTAAGAAGCGGATTACCGAGATAATGTTCTTCTCTTGATGGCATAAATTAGTTACAATTCCAACGGCGTCTAGCTTTACAAATCGGTTTTTTGGGTTCGGATGAGCAACTAATATTGTGCATTTTCATTTGACCTTCTGACCGACTGCAATAAGATTTACGACGATTTTTTCTTTTACCTGTAGGATTCTTTTCGGTAACAGCGGTCTGTAGTTTAGAACCGGGATTATCTCTCCGATAAGCCTTTACTGCCTTTTGGCTTAGACCATCAACCTTATCTTTGCGGTTGATTTTCTGCCAGGCTTCCTCTTCATTAACTTGAACCAGTGGCATTTTTGGATTCAGTTCGCTCACCCTAAAGCTAATGACTTTAGAGCCAGGATATACTTTTTCAACAGCGGCAAAGATCTCTAGTCTTTTGGGAATTCTTACTTGAGGGAAGAACATCTGAGTAACAATAATTTTGTTTCTCCAGTTAAGCATAATATTCATTAATTGACCACTTTGAGATTGAATTCTTACACCTTCAGGTAGATACTCTTCAGACTTTGTTCCCCAACTATTAGAGCCAACTTTACGACACTTTGAAAGAGCCAAACTTCCATATGCACTAGGCCAGACATCGTAGCGAGCCTTTACTTTATGATAACAAGCATCTTTTTTTGATTTTTCTTTTTTGGCTTCGTGGATTACTTCTTCGGTTTTAACATAAGTTGGTTTAGTTGCTCCACTTTTTTCCGGTTGGCTTGGATCCTTTCTATTCTTTCTTTTAAAAGCTCTTTCCTCTTCCTTGTCTGACATATTTCTTGCCATCTTAGAGCTACCACATTTTGGTGTGGATTTCTGTCCTGGTTGTCTGGCACAAGGAGCGCCTGCATAAGGCCCACCTAATTGAACCCAACCCGGAACCTTTCTTCCTGTTTTTGGGTCTGTTCCACTTGATTTACTAATCCAATCTCTAAGACTATTATCCCCAGATTTTGTCTCTTCTTTTATAGGTGATTTCTCTACTTTAGAAAGTTTGGAATAATAATCCGGTCTTTCTGCTAGATGCTGAAGTGCGATGGATTCGGCCTCACTTTTATCTGTGGTGTGTTCCATCTCAACTTTTATTCCACGCTTCAAAGCTTTCTCAATTCTTTCTGGAGTTGTTTTGTGCTTTTTTGCGATTTCATTGACACTCTTATGGGGCTTCATGTCACAATCACAACCCATCTCAGCAAGAATTCTTTCTGTTAGAGTGGATTCTTTAAGTTTTGGTAGATCAACACCTACTTTCTTTTTAACTAATTCTTGATTAGGGAGTTGTTTCCTCTGAGAATCTGACATTCTTCTGAGTTTGTCAGAACCAACTGCGGGTCTTGATTCTTTATGCTTTTCTGGATTAATACTAAAACTTGACGCTTCGTCTAGCTCTTCATCCGAACCCAGATACTCAGCAGCAGTATCAATATAATCAGCACATTTTGTGATTTTTGACTGAACCCACGCCGGAAGTTGTTGATCTGATTTGTTTACTATCTTTCTTAGTTTTGAAACTGATCTCTCAATACTATCCAGCTCAAGCCGAGCCATATAACCTTCATCGTCTTTCTTTTTACCAGACTGAATTTCTTTATGGTCTTCGGAAAATATTGCCATTAGGATACAATTAATAATTATTTATTATTGATTTGTGCTTTTAGCATTTTAATAGCTTCTGCGGTAGTTCCAATAAAGACTGCGTTGTTATTTGTTACGTTATTAGTGGTCATCTTTTCAGTCTCCATATCTTTTAACTTGACATGAATATCAATAATTTTCTCTGCGGAATCAACAGTTTGTTTAATAAGTTGAGCGACGACTTCGTATGCCCTGGCCTGATCTGTTTCTTGTGCCAGTTCAAGAGCACCATCTAGAGCCTCCTGGCTTTTAGAAATGGTTGCATTAAGAACACCAAAAACATAATCAATGTCTTTGTCAAGTCTTGAAATTTCAGGATTAACAACAACCTCTACTGGAGATTCTTTTACAATAGAAGTTTCTTCGGGTGTGGATTCAATACCAAAAGTGGCGTCTAGTTCTTTAAATTTTTTCTGAGTAGCCATTATTCAAAAGTTCCTATGAATGAAAAAGGATCTGAAGGTGGAATTAAATCATCGTCTATAGTAGTAATATTTAATACATCTGAACCTTTAACATGTAATTTTGCCGTTGTATCATATGATGCTCTTGTTACATTTAAAATGTTTCCGTCTTTAGAATTCACATATAATGTTTCGCCGCTTATTACAATAAAAGACTTTTGGTTGATATTTGTCGCATCTGAAACTTCAATAATAGTATCCAAAGTTGTTGCATCTTTATTAACTGTAGTGACAACAGTTCCCGTATAATTTCTTGTGGCTTTTGGTGTTACAGTATATCGCACATCTTCAACCTTATTATCACCAGAAGAATCCCCAGAAATAAAACCAAAGGAAACCTTATCAATAATATTTTTATTCGTATTAGCTGGAGATATTGGAATGAAGAAGAAAATATCTGCTGTGAATTTTAATGTCCAAATAAGAGATCTTCTTTTTTCAAAATTCCCTTCATAATCATCGGTCATTTCAATATCGGTTAGTGTGAAAATAATATCCCTCTTCTCATTAATTTCTTCTAATAATACAACACTAACCGTATAACTGGGCCTAAAGTAAGGAAGAATCTGCTCAACAATTTGAAACATATCATCCTCAAGTTTAGTAAAAATACCTAATTCAAGATATAAGGTATAAGCAACCGGAAGATATCCAGAACGAGTATTGTTATTAGTATCTCTAGAAATAAAAGATTGTGTTGCGGTAGTTTGTCTTGCGCTATCATAACGAAGATTAACAATCTCCATTGACATTCTAGGGAGTGTAATCTGAATTGGCTTACTTAAATCTGGAGATTGTTCTAAGCGTGCTAGAAACTTTTGTGTTGGACCATAGGCAACAGGAACTCTAATGGTTGATACAACATCACCGTCGTCATTTTTATGTTTGATGTAGATGTTATTGAATAATGTCCCAAAGGCATAAATTACTCGCCTTAATGATTCGTTATAAAAATGCCGAAACATTATATTCTCCCAAAGATGTTATATTCCGCATCATCAATAACTTTAGCAGCCTCAATCTGAATATCGTTATTTTGAGCAAAGGGATTTATGGAGACTCCAATCTGTTGATAGTCAGTAACACTCATAGTTGTGATTCCCGACTGTATTGTATATTGTGCGCCGGATTCTGTCCCGGTTATAACTTCCCCAGCGACAAAAGATCCAGTCATGTTACCGACTTGAAGGATATTCGTCGGTTTATCCCATTGCTTCACTCTTGCACTATTACCAGTAATATTTCCACTTACAATTTCATTATAATTGAATGTACCGCTAGCACTACTTGATGGATTGCCAACAATAATTTCTGGTACGGCAGTATAACCTATACCACCTCTCACTATTCTTATTTGGGTTAAAGCTCCATTTTGAATAACACCTCTTAAGATAGCTGTAGTGGAAGCAATACCAATAACTGTTATTGTTGGCTCTGCGGTATATCCTGAACCAGGATTTGTTATTGATGTTATACCGAGAACACCATCTGCAATAGTTGCCTCTGCAACGGCTCCAACTCCACCACCACCGTAAAATGCTACTGAAGGAGGAACAGTATAACCAAAACCCGGATTAGATATTTCTACTCCTTGGACTCTGAATTTAGATTCATCTGGTTCACAAAGGTCCACAATACCTCCGATCATGGTTGCGATACCAGTAGCGGTTATATTTGAAGAAGCTGAAAATTCAACCGTTGGGGCTCCAGTATATCCTTCACCACGATTTTTTACAATAACACTTGTTACACCACCATTAACAATTGTACCCGTTAATGTTGCTGTTATTCCAATACCGATTAATTGATAAATTTCAGTATAGATTTCATTTTTAACAGTCTCATCAATAAAGGAGTATCCAGTATCAATAATTTCATCTTGATATCTGAAAAGTTCACATCTTAGCCCATAAACATAATTCTTTTGGAGTTGATAAAATGGCGTCTCGTGGTCAACATATTTTATTTCAAACAATCTATCGCCGAGTGGAAGCCAGATAAGATCACCTTCTTTTGGTCTTGAAGGTAATTCAATATCAGGAATATTCTGGATAAGTGGTGCGATATAATTACTAAAACGTTCTTTTGAAATGATGAGATTCAAGTCTAGTTCGGGCTTGATACCAAATTTACTTAAAAGAGTTCCAGCACCTTCATATCCTTCGTAGTTGTCAACATAAGCTTCTAAAGGAAATGCCGATGTAAATTGTGATTCAATAACCTCTCTTATGACCTTTCTTTTTGTTACATAGAGTCTAGGGAGATAATAAATGTCAATACCGTGCATCCGAATTGATTCATTTATTAAGTCCTGAAGAAGACCTTGTTCAGAATTAGAGCCTTGTAAAAAGAAAGGATTTAACATTTAAATTAACCAATAAGATCTAAACAAGGAAGTTCATAAGTGTTACTCATTTCCTCTCTTATAATATCCAGTTCTCTTTGGGCTCGTTCGTACAATTCAGTTCCATTAAGTTCAACTCCACCAAGAAGTTTTATGGATTTAAATTTGGACGATAAGTTCTCACCCCATTGCCTCTTAAGAAGTGCAGTAGCATATCTCTTTAGAAAAGAATCGTTCCAGACTTTGGTTGATTCCGCTGGATCCAAGGCCCTGTAGCACTCAATCAACAGATAAGAACCAACAGACATTGTACTCCAGTCAACATCAATATAAAGCTTCCCTTCTCTTTTATTGAATCTAATAGGTTTTTCTGTTGATAAAATCCAATCAATATCTTCTAGATATCGTTTAACCATAGTATAGGATAACAGTTCCGTTGAACCCCAGAAGTATAAATCGTTTAGAAACAACTGATACTTAAGGCTAAACATATTGCTTGAAAGAGTGTTTGTTCCTTCAAACTTGAAAATCTTGGTTACACCAAAAATATAATCTGGAATTTGGATATAGTTTCTATCTTGTTGGAATGTATAATTTTTTCCCGCACTTGTGGTAGTTGTTATTCCAGGATTGATTCTACCTTTCGCCCGATCTATGTCTTCTTGGGTGATTTTATACTTTAGGTAAGTGAGTTCAACACCGTCAAAATGGCGCTCTTGAAAATACTGAATCGCATCATCTACCCTATCTTCTATTTGTTCTTGGGCGATATTTATCTCAAGAACAGGAGCACCAAGAGCCCGTAAGCAATATTGAATAAATTGTTCTCTACTTGCAGGTTGTGCCATTATTTTTTACCTAAGTTTATAATAGATTCTTGTTGTATTAAATAAAGTTTTAAAAAGTCTTTACACACAACCTTAAGGCTATCAATATCATCTAAATTATCTATATCTCTAGATAACTTTTCGTAAGTAAACATACGATTCATATCTTCTAGTTTATGATTTTCTAACATCGGATGAAAAAGCTAATAGGAGATTTTTAATTTCACAAAGATCACTTTTTAAACATTCTATTTCTGTTTGCATTTGGTTAATAGATTGATGTTCGGCCTCTTTTTGTTTTCTCATAAGCAGATATTTGTTATATTCGCTAGAGTTTGTATTGACGATAGCATTCGTTGAGATATCTCTGGCTAGACTGATATCTGATTCTATGGAAATTAGGTCCGACATTTTATGCTAGGGCGATGGAACGAATATCATTGACCTTTGGCACATAAGATTGATTTGTTGAAGTAAAGATCAATTTAATCCTAAAGTATCTGAAAGGTGGCAGATTATTGGAAGTAAATTCGTACTCCCTAAACTCTTGTGGTTCAAAAGATAGGGTATTACTCTTTTGAGTAAATCTATCAGGAGTTCCATCGTTAAGACTTGAATTTACTGTGTTCCCCAAAGAGTCAATATTGCTATAACCTGGGAACAACTCAAAAATTGGATTGGAATTCTCTTCAAGATCAATTGAATAAAGTGCTCTTATGTCAGAATATGTGTTAATGTCAGCACTTACATAAAGTTTAAGTGAAGTTGCTGGAATTTCAAGTCTATGAGCTTTAGAAACATAGATAAAAGCATTTTGATCTCTTGTTAGAGAGTTTACACGATTATCACCGGCATAATTATCTACAATTTTATTGATTCTGTTGGAAGTGGTGATAATACTGGCTCTTGTTATATCAATACAAGGACTGATTCTACTATCTAATGTTGATAGAGTAGTAATAATATTGAATGATTTATTGCCAGGGAGAGAGGTTAGATTGTTAATTTCATTGACTCTAGAACAGATAATTCTAGGACTATCAAAGTAATTGTATTCACCGAGAGTTATATCAGAATAACCTTTATCTTCAAAGGAAGTCTCTGAACCAGAAACACTTGTTCCAGAAACACTCCTAACCTTGGCTGTAATGCTAGTATTATTGGGAATGAAAGACTCCAGAGTTGGTGTTATCAGTTCATACGGCATATTTTGTGTTGCTTTAACTTTGGCCCCACCAGATGATTTACTATCAATAAAATAAATCGCTGGATAAAGACCTGATCCTGTTCTATCGGTAATAACCTTACTGCCTACAGTTTCTGAACCTTGTGAAACTTTAATTGAATAATAATCTAAACCAATCGGATTGGTGATGGTTGCATCTTCTAGTCTATGAGTTTTATTGATTCTTAACAGAGAAATTCCACCTAATTCATATTTGTAAACATCAGAATTAATATCATGAGTTAGAGGAATTGTAGAATCAACACCACGGGTGATATTGTTAAGAGATCCCGTTGTCACCGAAGTATATTTGACAACTTCACCATTAACAATGACGTAACCAGGATTACTTTCGTCTACTGGATATCCTTCAAAGGTTGTAAAGTTGGATGATACACTTACAGAAATACTAGATGTTGCCGTATTAGAAAGCTGGGCTGTTAGTTTCGCCGCCTGGGTATCGGGTTCAACATCTGTAACAGTAACATAATTTAGATCAGAGTGCATTCCATGATTAGAATGTTTTACTCTAAAATGTAGTCCATCGTTTTCAATTTGAATTGGTGCGGTGATTGTTACATTGCCACCAGTTATAGCATTAACTTGAGTTGAAATACCGCTGGAATTGAAATAATAAAGGCTATTACCAACACCGACGCCAGTGGAGAAGTTTCCTTGAACATTATCAAGAATGATCTCATTGAACTGTGTCACTTGACCGATAGAAATTCTAACGTTTCTACCAAGAGCATTTGCGCCGATTTGAGTTGGTTGTAGAACATCTCCAACCTGATAACCAGAACCACTATTAACGATAGTTGCACCAATTGCAACACCATTAGAAATAGTGATGTTCGCTGTTGCGTTTCTACCAGTTCCTGTTACTGGTGAAAGTGTTACATTGCTATAGGTAAAGCTTCCAGAAGTAGGAGTATAGCCAATACCAGCAGAAGTTACTGTTAATCCACCGTCAGTAGTTCCACCTGTTGCTAGACCAACCTTAGAAACATAAATGCCTTTCGCACTACTGCTAGGTTGATAAACTGTTTGCCCATATTTAAGATTTGCATCACTTTCGGTAATAGTTACTGCTAATCCCAATCTTACACGCCTTGAGATAAGATCTAGAGGATTACGTGTTAGTAGAGGAATCTGAGAATTTGCCTCATTTAGGTCAGGATTATAGAAATTAACGAAACCGTTTGTTGATGTAAAATCAGCACGATACAGCGTGAACTTAAGATCTTCAAACTGACTTGGAGTCCATGTTGAGGCATTTTGTGACTTAAACAGTGAGCCTAGAGTAGGTTGAGTTTCTACGATTTTCTTACTGATAGAATCGCGCTCACCGAGTCTTGAGATCCAAACTCTATAAGAAGTTGAGTTGGAGAGCAGAACCATTGAATACTCTTGCCCAGACTCAATATAAACTGGTGAACTAAACGTGAAAGTTGTAGGAACAGAGCCATCACTGGAGATGTTTACATTATCTGGATTAAGAGTTACTTCACTGAAAGGTAGAATAGTTTTCGTAGGAGTACCCAATTCCATTGTACGAATTTGGCATCGTACAGGAATAGATACATCCTTTGATTCAAAATATACATCTACTTTTGTTAGATAAACTCCAGTAGGATCGTCACAAGAGAAAGATTGTGCTAACGGGTCAATGTATAGTCCAGTGAACACTTCCTCGGTTTTGGTTTCAGTGAATGTTCTATTGACAACTTTTGCATTTCTAACAGAAAGAACTTTTTCTTGTACTGATTGCCTCTTGCCTTCAGCAAAGAATTTTGATTCTGCTGCACTTAGAGGAGTTCCCTTTACTGGGGCATTTGATTGATTGCTTGTTAATTTAAACGTTTTTGTTCCAGCACCAAAAACAGGATTTTCCGGCACATTAGGATCGGGAATCAAGAAGGATCCAACAATATCACCATTAGCGTCTGTAATTAGGCGGTTGTTGGTAACTCTTGCCTCTGCTTTGCTACTTTCTCCAATAAGAATGAAACCACTTTGGATTCTACCGTAATAATTCCCCTGTGATTTCAGTGACAATGATGCAGTGTCAACGTTAAGAATTGTGCTGGTTGAAGTATAAGAAGTTGGGAGTGTTGTATTACGATATGGTTCAGTCTGATAGATCTCTGATGGTGAATTAAATTTACCATCTTTATGGTTTGGTTGTGCAAGTCTAAAGGATCCTTCTATGTTAGATCCAAAGCGAACCCGAACAGTCTCACCGATAACAAATGTACCAGAAGTCATAGTAACTTCCAGAAGTTTAGGTGAACAATATTTCGTTACGTCAACACCATCAAAGAAAGGATATACTTGAATTCCTTTCTGCATACCAGAACATTTAAATTCAATGTTTCTGGACCGCATATTTGGTAAAATATCAATGGCTACAACAGAATCACCGAGAGATTTGGTGTCAAAAATTTCTGTAACAATAGTTTGATTGCCGCTTCTACCAAAAATAGCATCTTTGGCTTCCACGAATAGCCCTCTATTGGGAACAACACCATTGTTTACAGCATCATTAGAAGTGCCAGTCCAACGTGAAGGACCCAATACACGACGGCCCTGGAATACTGAAGGAACTCCTCTATTAAAACCTCTACCAGGAACCCACCGAGGATTACCATAACCGAGAAGAGACCAAGATCCCCAGATGATAGGACCAATGCCAGTTTGTGCATTAATCCCACTATCTCTAACCATCCGATTTAATGTGTCAAGATAATCACCTTCAACCTGAATAGTCTTGGGATTTAACCGAACGGTATCAACCCAAATATCAGAAGAAGGATTAAGATCAACAGTTCCTTCCCAGAAACTTAAAATATATGGTTGTACATTTTCAACTCTCGTGGCAAAAGGTTGATTTAACCATTGAATATTATCATATTTTAGTGTAATAATATCTCCTGTCTTTTGAATTCCCTGACCAAGAATATCATCAGTAGCAATACTGGAATAATCAATATTGGTTGTTGCACCAACACCCAAAAAGTCCTTAGTGCCAACTACAAGATTAACAGATGAAGTGTAATGAGAAGGTCTCATACCACCATTAATAGGATCAACAGAATTTCTTATACCAACGCTTTCTTCTTGTGGTAGAAGTGTTCTAAAGTTATCAACAAAGAAACCTGATTTGAATCTGTTGAGACCAAGATTGGTATTATCTGGAATGAACAGATTGGAAGTTTCAGTCTCTAAGAGAGATAGTGTAGTATAAGCCTCTAGATTTTTAATTCTATTTTCAAGTTTAGAGATATCGGACATTTGATATCTCTTATAATCATATTGTGTAATAGACGCTTTTGTGGTATCGTACAAATATGCAGGTAGAAATACTTTAGCGATTTCAATAGAATCGTCTACAGCTTGAGGTAATGCTGGCTCATCGGCAGGAACACCTTTTTGTACAACAAAATTGCCGTCCTTATTAAGGAAAATTCTATCTACTCTAGGTTGATAATAATTAAAATCTAATACGATACTTTCATCGGATGCCAGAATATTTGATGCTGAGTTTCCAGTTTGGGTGAAGATTCTTCCTTCAAATTCAAACGGAGATCTAACATTTTCCTGTACACTAAAGTTGTCAACTCTTGGTCTAATGTCAATAATATCAGTGTTTCTTATTTCATTTTGTGATTGAATATCTTTTCCATAATTAAAAGTTAGATAAGAAGATGCTGTTGTAACGTCTCCGTTATCTTGGACAGCATAATATAGATTATCAAAATAGATAATAATTTTTGATTGTGGGTCTAACGAACCTTGTTTTCTGATGATCTTACTATAATCATAATAGGATTCTCTTTGACCATTATCAAATATAAAGGATTCTGTAATATTTTTGCTGTTATTTGTAATCTGACTAACGGTAGCTTCTATAGAAGATTCGTTAAATTTTACAATTTCACCAATACGGAATTCTGAGCTATTTTTGTAGATGAATAGAATTTCATCATTATCAACAATACCCGCACAGATGGCAACGGCACCACTGGTATTTCCGATAAACTCTTCACCAACAAGAAGAGAAGCTGTGGTGTTATTAGGACTAATATTAGCCAGAACGATCTTTGGTGCGGAGGGATTTTGTAGATTCTGGGACTCAAAAACTGCATGTACTCTGATAACATCAGGAACATTTAAACAAATTTCTGAGTCTTGTACTCTAGTACCATAAGGATAGCTACCATAATTCAAATTATCATTACGGGTTGTGGTTCCAATACCTGAGGAAGGTAGGGAAGACTTATCAACAACAAATGAATTTACCCGCTTTTTCTGCTTAACTTTAGATTTGACGTTGATTTTTCTCTGAGTTGTTATGAGAATAGAATTTATATCGTTAACGCCTAGACCATTTACTCTTAGTTGCTTACCGTCAGAAGATATATCAAACTTATCAGAACTTAGGGATTCAATAACTCCAGTAGAACGAATTAAAGAATAACGCTCTTCATCATAAGGGAGGAATGTAAAATCTCCATCCGCAGTTAGAGTATTAGTTGAATTCGCAGTAATATTTACCTTATACTGTTTCCTGATACTAAGATTTGACTCCGACAGATCAACAATTGAAACATTCTGTCTTGGTAGTGGGGTGTAGAGTCGTGTTTGATCTCCAGAAGAAACACTTGTTTGTACGAGAGTTAGGTCTGTAAGATTTGTTGCTGCTACTGGAAGTTTTCCATCATAAACACCAGAAACGGTTGTTACTCCTGTTACAACAAGACTGGTAGATTGGCTATCAGAACTAACAGATTTAACCTTGGCTAGTATAGGAAGAGACGATTGTGAAGGTAAAGAGAATCTAACAAGATCATTATTTGAGAAACTATTGATATAATTTAAGCCGTTAATTTTGATCGTTGCTTCATTAGCGGCTTCGGCCGAAATGGAGCAAATGCCAACAGCGAGAAAATCAGACTGAATAACATCAGCATTGAATACACCAAAAGTAGAATTACCATAAACAGACTTAACATTGGAGATACTGTAAGTTGTTACGGCAGTACCAATTCTACTGTTTACGATATTGTTAATTGTGAAAGATTCGTTGTCAACAAATTTTCCGGTAACATTGTAGAGAACAATACTTCTGGAGTTTGAAACTGAAGATTTTAAGTGTCC